CTAAAGTCTGCAGCTGATTGGGCCCCGACGTTAAGCCCAAGGCTCGTGGTAGGCCTCCAAGCCCAGGATCTAGACTCACGCACAACATGTGCTGTCCGGACGTCCTCAGGGTACAGGTGACTCGGCTGCTAACCGAGATTAGCCTATACCTGGCTCCACTAACAGGTGAAGATTCCTGCTCTGGACCGTACTAGCCGACTATGGGCATAGCTAACAGCCATCCCCCATAGCGAAGGGCTAGCACCCCGCTCGTTACGGCGTCCGCCGGTACGGTCTAACCAACGTAGCACTACGAACTATTAAAGCTATGAACTTAAACAATTCGCAGTGGCTGTTATGGTTGAAAGGCTTTGTACTAATTCTTATTAAGATTATCTTCGGTGTAATCTCAATGGTGGTACTCTTTATTTTTGGAGTCCTGCCATTGGCTTTCACCGTCTTCTACTTCTCATTCAGCGCAGTTGGCGATGCCCTGACCCTCCTCGTAGAGGGGGGTTGGGACAAAGCCAAAGTGGTCCCGGTCAAAAGTGGAGTCTTCTTTAAGAAGATTTCCACCTTCAAACCGAAGGCCATTGAAATGCGTTGGATGACAGTAGGAGAACTAAGACCCTTAGTACTCCGCCTAGTCCGTATCCTTGGAGCTCAACCAGCACTGTGGATGGTGCTAGCGGAGCGGATCGTACGCCTTTGGCGGCTAAGTGGAACACGTTTCACTATTGCCTACCTAAAGGAGTGTCGACTCGCTCTACTAGCTTTCGCGAATAGTCGCACCTATACTCCTAACCCAGGGGTTAAGATGCGGTTATCTCGCGGTGGGATTCCTCGGATCATCCCAGCCGGACTTCGTCCGACTGGTCTGTCAACTTTGACAGAAAAGATGACCTTCCGTGGTCTCCACACCGTCTTTAACCTATACAGGGTTATAGACTGGAAGGGTGCCAAACCTGATTTCTCCTCGATTACTTCACCGTTTTCGGGGGTCAGCCAAACACTCTTCGATCAGGAGATCGTGGCCGTACTAAAGAACTTTACCCTGCCAACATTCCGTCTCGGATATGTTGTGCCTTGGGTAAATGTATCTTCAGGGCCTAATCATCCCTGGTCCCTTTGGGGTTCTGCGAAAGACAGTCTCGGGTATGCGCTTAATCCACTAATGTTAGTGGTTTTCACGCTATACTCGTGGGCAAGCGGACAGCGATTACTAGCCTTATGGTTAGTTCTCGTATCACACTTACTCCTGCCGGTCGCTCTAATCCTCTGGTATCGCGGAATGCGGTTCCCCCTCGGACGGTTATCCGTTCTAGCTAAGGATGGAGGCGGAAAGCGTCGAATTGTAGGTGTGGTTGATTACTGGTCCCAATGGGCCCTGCGATCACTCCACCTCTACTTATTCGAGGTTCTTCGCCGGATTCCTCAAGATGGTACTTTCGATCAAATAGGCCCAATTGGGCCGTTGATGGATTTTGCACGCTTGGGGTATCCTTCCTTTAGCTTTGATCTGTCTAATGCAACAGATCGTCTCCCGGTAGCTCTCCAGGAGCAGATTCTTGCGAATCTCTCAGGGTCGTGGCTGTTGGCATGGGCTTGGCGTCAGTTAATGACGCTTCGCTCATACACCAACCCGGCCTCCGGCGCAATTAAATACGCCGTTGGTCAGCCAATGGGGGCTCTTTCGTCTTGGGCGATACTCGCTGTTTCCCACCACATTATTGTGCAGGTTGCAGCGTATCGAACAGGGTGGAAGGGATGGTTTCCGTTGTATGCTCTCTTAGGAGATGACATTGTCATTCTCACTAAGAGCGTAGCCGACGAATACGTGTCCATTATGCGATATTTAGGAGTTCCTATTAACCAAGGTAAATCAATTATCTCGGATAAAGGACTCATTGAATTCGCTAAGCGGGTAGTTTCTCCACATGTTGGGGACCTATCTGGGATTTCCGGGCGTGAGCTATTACGCTTCACTCGGAGTTCTGGCCACGCCATCGATCTGTTTGCACATTTGATGGACCTTGGTCTTATCGTCTTTCCCAATCAGGGGTTAGAGATGGGTCGCCGTCTCGGGCGAAGCTTAGCTTCGATCCCGGTACGGATGATCCTTGCTAGCGCTTATATGCGCAGTCGCCTATCAGGAGTATGTTGTATTCCGTCCAGCGCTTGGCCAGATGATTGGTTTCGTGTACTCCATGGGACAGAAATCGCCCGCGCCGCCGTTGCCACGGCGGAACATGCTATTTTTGCCAATAAGGCAGTTATAGCAGCGGAAGGTTTCTACGACCGCGCACTTGATGAGATGAAAACGTTCCTACTGTTCCAGTGGGTTCGTTATCCTCTCTTCAAAGGAGCGCTAGGTGGGTTTCTCTCAATCCCACTGGTGCTCATCTCCCCGGCCTATTGGGCCCAGCTATATTCCCTGTGTGTTAGTGTCGTTGAGGGCTTTGCGGAACGCAAAGCGATCTGGCGGCAATATGCCCCATATCAAGACCTCTCGGACATTAAGTGGTACGTTCAAAAGGTATGGTCACCCTTACCCTTGGTGGAGCAGAAGCCCCTCCCAGGATTAGAGTATTCCATTCCTAAGAACGTGACGGCTAGAGTCACGGTAGCTGAAACCATTCAGTTAGTTAAGTTAGCGCGCGGTAAAGCGCGAAACCTAGCTTCCTGGATGACTAAGCTAGTAACCCCACCCGTCCACATTACAGGTTTAGCTCTTCCTGCTCCTCACACCCCTAGCAAGGGTGCCGAGATGTAAGGAGAGGAACAGGCTCCGTAGAAATACGGAAGGACACGG